CAGTTTTCATTTCTATTTCCCTAATTAAGTTGTTAAGTGCTAACCCATATATAACCTGATTGTTAATGGAATACAAGTTTTATCTTTAACTTTATTCTCTCGTATGGGACTTCGCGTCTCGGTCCTCGGTTGTGTGATTACACATAGACAGTATTTCCACAGAAAAAGTAAAAACAAAAACAAAAATTCTATTTTAGGTGTAATCATTGTAATCATTGTAATCATTTTAATATTATAAGTTATTATGAGTTATTAGCCAGCCCATTTAAGATTACACCTGATTACACTGATTACACTTCCTGTGGGGAAAAGGCGTATACAGAGACTGGGCCCCCCTTGATTGACCCCTTGCACTGTAATCACCCTTGGTATAAGTTGTTGGTAAGTAACAAGGGTGGAATCATGACTGCACTGGTGGAAAAGAGTGAGAACGGGCGCGACTTGACCAATCGACAGATGACGTTCGCCCGGCATGTTGTTGAGGGAATTTATTCAAACGCAGAATGTGCTCGTAAGGCTGGGTATTCAGTTAATCTTGCCGCTAAACAAGCATCTGTTCTGTTGAATGGTAGAGATTACCCTCACGTCATAGAACATATAACCGATCTGAGAGAGGAAAGGGAACGGCGATACGGCGTCACAACTATCGGTCAGCTTGAGCGGTTGCAGAAACTATCAGCCGGGGCTGAGGACTCCGGTCAGTTCTCAGCGGCAATTAATGCGGAGAAAATAAGGTCAGCACTGGGGGGTCTGACTGTGGATCGACGTGAGCAAGTCAACACTATTGATCAAATGTCTCGGGATGAAATAACAGCGCGACTTGCCAAGCTGCAATCGTCATATCCGCAGGCGTTTGTGATCGATGCAGAATTTAAGGATGTTACTGTCGATGAGCAAGGGACCGGAGGCAAACTTTTGGAATCAGATAAGGTCAAATCTACCCCCAAAAACACACGCGACAAGGATTGAGAACAAACATGGCGGCGGTGTACCTGACGTTCATCTGGTTTGGGACGGGATATCTTTCTGGCTTGAATTGAAAGTCATTAAAGGTAATGCAATTAATATATCTCCTCATCAAATCGCGTGGCACATGGCATATTTCACTCGGGGTGGACAAAGTTTCTTCTTGGCAAAGAGGTCCTTGACCCGAGAGCTACTTTTATTTGCTGGGGATCAGGGTCCTAATTTGGCTTCGGGCGGTGTTTCGGGGGCCGAGGGCCACGTTTTTGCGGGTCCTGCGCCTTTATTCTCTAATCTCAGGTCGATTTTAGTTGCCGGCCTTGCGGCCTCGGTCGCATTGTGAGCCTTGCGGCCTCGGTCGCGCAAATTTACGCCCGAGAAGGGCGGTTCTTGGAAGCAGACGGCGACTAGCCGTTCTATTTTTCTTTCTTCTCTTGGAAGCAGACGGCGACTAGCCGTTCTATTTTTCTTTCTTCTCTTGGCCGGGGACGGCCACGGGGCCTTGCTTTCTTTCTTTCTTAGTAGAGGGGACCGAAGCCCCCTCGTTGATCACATGTCGTACCACGCTTCGCCTGTCTCCCATCCCCATTGCTCTCGGGGGGCAAGAGTTTGTCCGGATCCATTGTATTCGGTGCCGCATCCCTCGCATGAGTTGGCCCATGTGCTGGTGCAGTAGACCTCTTGTCCGCATTTGCAGTCGCAAACCGTGAATGTTCGTGGGCCATCGACCCACTCCTCAGTTACTTTTCGCGTGTTTCTCATGTCGAAGGCTCCTGTATGTTTGGGAAGGCACGGGTAGATATGAGGTGGTCGTTCATTCCGATTGTGACCGTTAGTTCGGTTTCCCCTTTCCGGAGCCATGATTCTTTGACGATGGTTCCGTCGATGTAGAACCGATAGCAACGGTCGCCGTTGTCCATTTTCCGGTGCGTTGTGGCGTGATGCATGAAGATGTGGGAGTTGCTGGCCGAAGTCCCGACGTTGATGGTGACTTCTCCTGTATCCTTGACCCCGTAGGATTTAGAGGACTTGTAGATACAGGCGGTTATTGTGTTCCAGATAGGATACGATTTCATAGTATTTCCTCTTTGCTTTTGTTGTTTCTTTCTTAGTAGAGGGGACCGAAGCCCCCTCGTTGATCACATGTCTTCTTGTGGATCGTATGGGGTGCAGTACATTCCCATCTCTTCTGCCATGGCCTCTCCGTTTAAGATTTTCTCGACTTCTCCCCCAGTCAGGCCCAACATGCCTGCGTAGGTCAGCAGGGAGAGGTTTGGCCGATCTTCGTAAAACTCCACGATCTCGATGTTTGACCAGTCCATAATGCGATCAAGGTCGCACCAACCTTTTTGTCGGTGTATTGTCATCCAATGTTTCATAGTATTTCCTCTTTATTGGAAAGCCACATCGCTAACGCCATGTACGTTCCACAAGTCGTTACCTATAGTGTCGAGGTCAGCCAGCGCTGTTTCCAACATGGCGGTGGTATCCCCTTCAGGGTTCGAATCTTGCAGAACTTCGTGTATAAGTTCTAGGCGCGACTTGGCGTCCTCCACCGCGAAGTACGCGGTTTTTATGTCTTTGGCTAATGCTAGTTCAGCCATCTCAGTTGCTTCTGCGAAAGTCATTTGTAGTCCTTTGTTGAGAGCCACTTACAGCGGCAGTTAATGGAATCCGCGTCCCAGTTGTAGCGGGGCGGGGAGAACCGGAACCGGCAATACTTACACTGCCAGTCCCCTGTGTCGAAAACGCGACGATACCTGCCGCGTTCCCAGAAGCTGTCAGGACAAGAGGGTGTTGTAGTCATAGTACCTCAAGAAGTGTCTGAAGTTTACGCCCACATCCTCGGCGTCCCTCCAGTCGTCCCTGAAAAGCTGGGCGTCGTCACCCTGCAACCAGAAACTCCAGCCTGATTCGTGTTCGGTCACTTTGATGCCATAGCCGACATCCTCCATTTGGAATCCGCCGATCAGCATTTGTCGCCCCCAACTATCTGACCCGCTTTGTCACACAGATTGATGATGCGGTCATATGCCGCGGCCGCCTGTTCTGTCCTGTCGGCATGAAGACATGTCATCATGAACTCCAGCTGGAACTTGATCGCATTTCCAAGCGTCTGTTGTTTCTCTTCCATTGTAGTTCTCCTTAGTTGATGCGGGGACCGGAGCCCCCGCGGTTGGTTTAAGACTGGTCGGTGATGTGATAACCAGCTTGGTAGCGGAGGTCGTTGACTTCTTTGATTTCCGCCTCTAAGTCATCAGCCAGCGAGCCGTACTTTGTTCTCAGCTCCTCCGTGGGTGCCTCAAGTTGCAGAGTACGAAACTCTTGCACCAGTGTCTCAATGGAGCGGACGTTAGCCGCACCCTCCGCATCGTCTTTGCTGGGCAAGTCGGTCACATATGCCAAGGCCTCATCCATGAGTCCCACAGCGTCCCCTAAAGCCTGACCGAAAACCAGAGAGAATGTCTTGTCCTCTCTCGTTGTGTAGCTGTCCGCTTTTAGGTTTTGCGCGACGTCTACCTTAAATCTCCGATTCCACGAGCGGTTGGCAGGGTCTTCCATACGAACGGTCACCTCCGCGTCGGCGTATCCTTTGGCTAGTATTGCTTTCTCCATGTAGACAATGCGTTCGTTGATTGAGAAGATATCCATTAGTTGGTTCCTACTTAGTTGAGGTTATGTAATGTCTTATGAAACTGTGTGCATTACAACCGATGCTTGCCGCCTTTCAAAATCGCACCGAAGACTTGACGACCGCACTCTTAGCGTGTCGGCGTCGAGGGAACGGTCAAGGGGTCTAAGCAACGCGACAGAAAATGTGGGGAAATCACCCTTGGTTCTGATGCAGCGTCATCTGGTGCTGGTTTTCCGCTTTAGCTCGTTATTATTCCAAGATGATGCAGCGTCAGGTTCTGATTTGCGTACATTTTGTGATAGGCCCCGACCCCCAGTTGTGTGATCGCCCTTGCGATCTATGGCCTGAGTAAAGGCCATTTGGGGGTTGACGGTGCCATTTTGTAAGTGGCCAAACGGGGTTTTAATGCCCACGGGGGTTCATATATATATTACATAAAGTGCCACAGCGCACCTAACAGGCTGGCAAGAAATTCTTGGGTTAGGTGTATCGCTATGACGCCCTGCAATACACCTAGCGCACGAGACTTTGTCCTCTTGAGGGGCAAAGTTGCTGGGCTGGCGGGAGTGAATTGCTAACCCATTAATTCTCGCAGACCCTGTTAGCGCGCATAACGGGCCGCTGCTGTTATGTGTTCGCCCAATCCAACGGGGCGACGACCGTTGGACGACTGCCGTTCGTAGACGGCATGGCCCACTGCGAGGGCCATTCTCCTTCCTTCTCTTCTCTTGGAAGCAGGCGGCGACTAGCCGCTCCTTCCTTCTCTTCTCTTCGGGAGCGAGGGCCGGGGGTTACTCTGCCCCTGCGCAACCTATCGTGACCACTTAGGGCGGCGGCATCCCCCCCTATTTGGCGGGTCCCGTGCGTGTCTGCCCCTATAATACTTGGCCCAGTAAAATCATTTGAGGGTAATTCCGTTCCGACTTGTGGCCGGTAACCAAGTACCGAGAGTTATGATTATGGTGATAAAAAATATTGGCTATAATTTCATTTGGGAATGGGTTATGGTTTGGCGAACTTGATTGGGGTTATTTATGAATTTATATGAGTTAGTTGTTAGGAAGGCTACTGAGTACGGGATTCCTCCTGAGATGGCTTTACGTCAGGTTCATAAGGAGAGTACGTTCCGTTCTGGGGTTACTCACCCTGTTTCTGGTGCGGTTGGGTTAATGCAGATAAAGCCCTCGACGGCGGAGAATCCGGGTTACGAGGTTTCCCCTATGGATTCTTCTTTATTGAAGGACCCTGAGGCGAACGTTGATTTTGGGATGCGTTATTTAACTGCGATGAAGGATAAGTTTGGAACTTGGCCTTTGGCGTTTGCGGCTTACAACGCTGGTCCGGGCAACGTCAGAGACGCTGGAAACGAGATACCGACTGACAACTCTGAGACGGTTCCTTATGTTGATTATATTACAAATGGGGTTCTCCCGGACTATGTAGTTGAGGGGTCTCGTTCTGCGTTGCGGAACGTTCAGACTGCCTCTTTGGAGAAACAGAACAACGACGGCGGGATTTTTGATATGGTTGATGTCGCTAAAACGGGAATGCCTGCTGGTGGGCTTGCTTCTTTTCTTA